AACGACACTTTCTCCTATATCGAGAAGCAGGGGATCACCTACGACAAGGTCTCCGAGTGGATGACTGCCAATGGATACGAGCGAGAGGCTGGCAGCTGCATGCGAAAGTACGAGAAGCTGAAGTCCGGCGGCTCGATCATGCGTCGCGGAACTGTCGTCCCTAAGGACTACATCGGGGCCTTCGTCGGCCACTATCCAGTCTCCCTCACGCATCCGATCGAGGATCGCTACATTACGTATCGAGAGGGGTTGACAATTATGGGACTTCCTGATACATTTGAACTATTGGATCCTAAGGACAGCGCCAACCACATGTGCCAGAACGTACCAGTTCAGACGGCCCGTGACATGGCTACTGAGATTCTAGGTTGGTTGAACGGTGAGCGCGAAGAGTTCAATTCAAACTACGTCTATCAATATAATGGAACAAAGACACATGAGTTCGGTGACATACAAGATGGCTCGAGAAAAATCTCCTCCTTCCTATAAGTTTAATGAGGAAAACCTCCTCAATGAGCTACACGCTTACATCGCTAATACATACACACAGCACTACATCGGTAGGGATAACATCCAGGCCTTTGAGCTGATCTCGGCTGCAGGTCACGGCATGGGCTTCACCATCGGTGACATCATCAAGTACGCCTCTCGCTACGGCAAGAAGAACGGCCGCAACCGAGCCGACCTCCTAAAGATCCTTCACTACGGGATCCTAGCCCTCTACATTCATGACAAGGAAACCGCTGATGGAAATTAAGATCGACCTAGAGCAGATTAGGAAGCTTAAGCTGTTCGTAGCTACACCTATGTACGGCGGTCAGTGCGCCGGCATGTACAACAAGTCGATGTGCGACTTAACGACCATGTGCGTTAAGTATGGTATCGATATGCGGGCTTACTATCTCTTCAACGAGTCTCTCATCACTCGAGCTCGTAACTACTGCGTCGACGAGTTTCTTCGCAGCGACGCTACCCACATGCTCTTCATTGACTCCGACATCGGCTTCAATCCTCAGGACGTTCTCGCCATGCTGGCGCTCATGACGCCGGAGTCTGAGTACGACGTTCTGGGCGCGCCCTATCCTAAGAAGACTATCTCTTGGGAGAAGATCAAGCATGCCGTCAACGTTGGTGCGGCAGACAAGGATCCTAGCTACCTAGAGAACTTCGTCGGCGACTACGTCTTCAATCCAGTCGGAGACAAGAAAGAGATCCCGATCGGTGAGCCTGCAGAGGTTCTTGAGACCGGCACCGGATTTATGATGATTCGTAGGAAGACTCTCGAGAAGTACGCGGAGGCTTACCCACAACACAGCTATCGTCCTGACCACGCTCGCTCAGAGTCGTTCGACGGCTCACGAGAGATCTTGATGTACTTCCAGGCTGACATCGACCCGGAGAGCAGGCGATACCTGTCAGAGGACTACCTGTTCTGCCAGAACGCTCGCAAGATCGGACTTAAGGTTTGGCTCTGCCCGTGGATGAAGCTGCAGCACGTTGGAATGTACATCTTCGGAGGTAGCCTAGCCGCCATCGCTTCTATCGGCGCGTCTCCTACAGTCGATGAGGCTAAGTTAGGTAAGAACCTAAAGAAGAAACAGAAGTTCAAAGGAAGAAGGTAAGAGGTAAATTATGAAGATCAGTGAAAACACAATTAACACTCTCAAGAGCTTCTCGGTCATCAACCAGTCCATCATGGTTCGACCGGGGTCGAAGATCAGCACGATGTCTCCCTCCGAGACTATCATTGCATCGGCCAAGGTCGAGGAGGAGTTTCCGACGCAGTTCTGCATCTACGAGCTTCCTCGATTCCTAGGCGTCGTGTCTCTGTTTGAAGATCCTGACTTCGACTTCAGCGACACCGCGGTCACGATTCGCAGCGGAAAGAAGAAGACGTCGATCACTTACGCCGCTCCAGGAATGATCGTCACACCTCCTGCTGGCGACATCAACTTTCCTGAGCCCGAGGTAGAGTTCAAGCTGGCCGGCACCGACCTTCTCAACATTCTCAAGGCTGCGACTGTGATGCAGCTTCCTGAGGTGGCTATCACCGGCAACGGTGGCAGTATCTTGCTCGAGGCCATCGACAACAAGAACCCAACGGCCGACACTTACTCAATTGCGGTAGGTGAGACTAACAAGACGTTTCGCATGATCTTTAAGATCGAGAACCTGAAGCTCATCAACTCAGACTATCACGTCTCAGTATCGTCTCGCGGTCTCAGCAAGTTCTCGAACGACAAGCTAACTTACTTCGTGGTGACGGAGGCTACTTCAACGTACGAGGGTTGACAATGTCTTACGATTATGATACTATCAAACTATATCTTAAGACCATGAACGGAGTCGTCAGCTTCAAGAAGCGAGACGGCTCACTTAGAACGATGAAGTGCACGCTCAGGGGAGAAGCCCTCCCTGAGCAGACCGACATAGAGGAACACGCCTCGGCTCCTAACAAGGAGTACCTCGCGGTGTGGGACCTCGATAAGAATGGATGGAGGTCGTTTAGGATTGACTCTATAGAGGACATCACCTTCGTCACCGCTTGATCATTTGGAGTCTATATTATGAACGTACGTGAAGAATTTCTCTGGGTCGAAAAGTATCGGCCCAAGACTATCGAAGATGCCGTCCTGCCGGCAGACCTGAAGAACACTTTTCAACAGTTCGTTGATCAGGGTAACATCCCTAACTTACTTCTTAGCGGGTCTGCCGGCGTCGGTAAGACGACTGTAGCCAGGGCCATGCTCGAGCAGCTCGGCTGTAACTACATCGTCATCAACGGCTCGATGAACGGTAACATCGACACCCTTCGCGTCGAGATCCAGTCGTTCGCCTCTACTGTCTCCTTCAAGGGAGGAAGAAAGTACGTCATCATCGACGAGGCTGACTATCTCAACGCCAACTCTACTCAGCCAGCCCTTCGTAACTTCATGGAGGAGTTCTCCAGCAACTGCGGCTTCATTCTTACGTGTAACTTCAAGAACCGCATCATCGAGCCGCTCCACTCTCGCTGCTCGGTCATCGAGTTTAAGATCAGTAAGAAGGACATGCCTAAGCTCGCCTCTCAGTTCATGAAGCGAGCACAGACGATTCTAGAGACCGAGCGAGTAGAGTACGACCGCGCGGTGCTAGCCGAGGTCATTCAGAACCACTTTCCTGACTGGCGACGAGTACTCAACGAGTTACAGCGCTACTCGGCTACCGGCAAGATCGACAGCGGAATCTTGTCGCGACTAGAGGACGAGTCATTCTCGGCCCTCGTGTCTACGCTTAAGAAGAAAGACTTCAACTCGATGCGCAAGTGGGTAGGTGAGAACTCTGACACCGACTCGAGCATCTTGTTTCGACGTCTCTACGATCAAGCCTACGATCTAATCAAGCCTAACAGTATCCCTCAGCTGGTCCTCATTCTCTCGGACTATCAGTACAAGGCGGCGTTCGCTGCAAACCAGGAGATTAACCTCGCGGCGGCTCTGACACACGTCATGGCCGACGTGGAGTTTGTCTAATGTACTACTCAGCCTGGTGCTTGGCTGGAGAGAAAGACTCAGCTAAGAAGTGCGACGGGTGTGACTGTGAGTTCATAAAGGGCACTCGCTACATGAACGTCAAGTTCACGCTTGAGGACGGATCTAACGTCGTGCGCCTCATGAATATCTTCCTCTGTACTACCTGTATAGAGGACTTTAGCGACTTCGTGGAGGGACCTGATGAACCCGTTTGATTACGTCAACGCCATCAACGCTGGGAAGGACATCATCAGAGAGTCCGACTCACGAGAGGCGGCCGAGAAGGGCTACAACCCCTACATGGCTAACATAGCCCTGTCTTACCACCCAGACACCGTCATGTTCGCCAACGAGATGAACGTTAACCACTGGGCAGACCGTCTGCTTCAATATGACTATCTTATAAATACTGTCAGAAAGCGTAAGAGATTTTCTAAGTGGTACAAGCCTGACTCCGAAGAGATAGACCTTATAAAGGAGTACTACGGGGTAGGGCCTGAGATCGCTAAGCAGTATCTAAGAGTCTTATCGGCGGAACAGTTGGCCGACCTGAGAAAAAGAATAATAAAAGGTGGTTGATGATTGAGAACTTCGTTGAGGTGAGACTCAAGGAGAAGGAAGACTTTCTAAAGATAAAGGAGACGCTGACTAGGATCGGCGTCGCTTCTAAGAAAGACAACACTCTCTACCAGTCCTGCCATATACTTCACAAGCAGTCTAGGTACTACATCGTTCACTTCAAGGAGCTGTTTCTCCTTGATGGAAAGACAGCAGATCTGTCTGAGAGTGATATAGGCAGGAGAAACACTATAGCTAAGCTTCTAGCTGAGTGGGACCTTCTGGACATAGTCGACCCGAGTCGCATCCAGGAGCCTCAGACCAGTCTCAGTCAGATCAAGATTATTCCGTTCAAAGAGAAGAACAACTGGACTCTAGAAGCAAAGTACACTATCGGTAAAAAGAAGGGTTGACATCTCTAGGAAGAGATACTATATTATAAGAGTAGTCGCCTAATGGGGCTACGAATCTATGTCTCGCTTAATAGGAGAAAAACATGACAGACTGGCGTACATACAAGTTTGACCACACTTTTGCGGATCTTGACAAGTTCAACAAGTTCTTCGTCGGCTCCGACAAGCTGGTTCAAAAGGTCACAGAGACCGTCGAGCACATCGCTAAGACAGCCGGCTCTACCTTCCCACCTTTCAATCTCAAGAAGACTGACGACAATACCTACGTCATCGAGATGGCGGTTGCTGGCTTCGGCAAGCAAGACGTCGAGCTTACTCTCGAGGACAACAAGTTAGTCATCAAGGGCCAGACTACGGTCGAGACCCTCACCGATGATGGTATTAACGTCCAGTACCTTCACAAGGGTATTGCCGACCGAGCGTTCACTCGCACCTTCTCTCTAGCAGACAACGTAGTAGTCAACAACGCTGCCATGATGAACGGAATCTTGAAGATCTGGCTTGAGCACATCATTCCAGAAGACAAGAAGCCTAAGAAGATTGACATCGCTGACTCAGTAGAACCTGCTAAGAAGACGAAGAAGCAGCTCCTCACCGAGTAATCTCAAACTTTGTTATGATAAAAGAGTGGCTGGGTAACTCCCGGCCACTTACTCATTTCACACACGCACTAGAAAGAATAATAACAATGCCTAAGATACTTAAAAACATGCTCAAGAAATACAAGAACTACAAGCTATATGCCAAGACCGTCGACGAGCTGTCTGCTCTTTCTGACAAGGACCTCAAGGACATCGGCATCTCGAGGTCTGAGATCAAGTCTGTAGCTACCAGGCAGTACATTCGCAAGGCAAAATAAATATCGCAGAACCTTTATAGGAGAGTGCGATGTTAACTATGGAACAGCTGTCTCGATGCTTTGAGACTGATAAGTCAATTCTAGAGAAGTATCTAGTTCCGCTGATCAAGTGCTTCGACAGATTCGAGATCAACACCTCAGAGAGAATCGCAATGTTTCTCGCTCAAGTTGGTCACGAGTCTGCCGGCCTTAAGACCGTCAAGGAGAACCTGAATTACTCGGCAGAGAGATTGATTCAGGTGTTTCCTAAGTACTTTAGAAACGTCAGCGCGACTTCATACGCTCGGAACCCAGAGAAGATAGCCAACCGAGTCTACGCCAACAGGATGGGAAACGGTCCTGAGGAGTCTGGGGACGGTTGGAAGTACAGGGGGCGCGGAGCCATACAGCTGACCGGAAAAGACAACTACGGTCGATTCGCGAAGTCGATGGGAATGAAGTTAGAAGACGTTCCCGCCTACCTCGAGACTCCAGAGGGAGCCATCATGTCTGCTGGTTGGTTCTGGGACGTCAATAAGCTCAACGAGTCTGCTGACGCCGAAGACGTCGAAGCGTCGACTAGAAAGATCAACGGTGGCGTCAACGGCCTCGACGACCGAAAGAAGCACTACAAGAAGATCAGATCTATAATCGGTTGACAATTTTTTAGATCCTTGATATATTGGTATAGTATTCTCAGCACAGGTGATCATGTCAAGGTTCTACACACACGTCGATCTCGTCCGAAACGAGATCTTGCTCAGGGGCTATCAGAACGGCAAGCGCATTCAAGAGCGAATGCCGTACCGTCCCTACCTCTTCCTTCCTAAGAAGGACGGGCCGTACAAGACTCTCGACGGGGTAGCGGTCGACAAGATCGAGTTTGAGTCGGCTTCAGAGGCGCGCGACTTCATCAAGAAGTACAGCGAGGTCTCTAACTTCTCGTGGTACGGTCTCAACAACTTCCTCTACACCTTCATCTACGACGAGTATCAGGGCGAGATCGACTACGATCCGTCGTTAATCTCCGTCGTCAGCATCGACATCGAGACTCCGACTGACTCTGGCTTTCCAGACCCGCACGTCGCCAATGTCCCCATCAGCAACATCACGGTGTCTAAGAACGGCAAGATCGTGGTCTTTGGCTGCGAGTACTACAAGCCTAAGCTCGACAACGTTCACTACGTCATGTGCAAGGACGAACACGACCTGCTCAGTCGATTCATCGTCCTGTGGCACAGCGACGAGTGGAAGCCTGACGTCGTGACCGGGTGGAACATCGATGGGTTCGACATTCCATATCTGTACAACCGGTTAGAGCGTGTTCTCGGTGAGCGAGAAGGTCGCAAGCTCTCCCCGTGGGGTTACGTT